GAGCAAGTATATATAGTCCTTGCTAATTACTAATGTATTGATTGTCTAAAAGATTAGTAAAATTGACCTTTTTAAAAAAATAATTGAATACAACCTATGGGGGATTTTCGATAGTGAAAGCAATCAAGATACCCATTCAAATTTTTACGACAAAACTATTTGGTTGTTTCTCAATAGGGGTCTAAAGGGGTATCCTAGTGGGTCTAGTAGGGTTATACCCTTATAATAACCCTTATAATAACCCTTAATAACACATTAAGGTAACCAATTATCATCTTTAGGGGTTCTCCCTATAGCACTATTCATAAACCTTTCTAGGTCTGCTTTAATTAAGTTTTCTTTGTAGTCTTGTAATTGTTTGTCGCTATCGATTGACATAGATTCAACCCAATACGCCACAGCTATAGATAAGGCATCTAATCGGTCATCATTCCTTAAACTACCCTTGTCTTTCGTTATTCGGGTTAATTGATGAAATAATTGATAATTAGCATCTTTAGTATCGAAGTCTTGCCTTATCAATTGTGGAGATACTATTAACTTGTGTTGATTAAGGATTGGTTCGAGGGTATCTATTATCCTCAATTCCTTTTGTCTACTATGATTAACTTCCTCAATAGTTACTGGATAAAACTTATTAACTACTGGTTTAAGTAATTGGGTAAACATTCCGTCCCCAAAGTTTCTCTCAACAATTATCTTATTAACCTTATAGTTCCTAGCTTCTCTAGCTATTAACTGTAAGTTTTCTTCAACGTACCCACCTACTAGCCCTGTGCAAGATTGCACAAATAGATTACCACCTAGTTGTTTAACTATGGCAATCCCCAACTCGTCCTTACCTCGACCACTTGGGTCGATAGACATTACTGATCCGTTGTAATCAGCAAATTCTTCTGACTTAAACATTGGTCTGTAATATTTATCTCCTGTAAAACCAACGCTAGGTAAATCTTCAATTACATATTCTTGTGATCCTGCCCAAGCCATATTCACTGGTGCAAGATTAGGGTTTATATCCATTACTATTAAATCAGATAATTTAAGTGGGTATCTATCTTTATCTGAAAGGGTTGTATCTAACATGAATTGTAGATTAAACCCTGAACGTCCATAAGACGCTTCCCTTTCGGTTAAATCAATATGATTAAACCTTTCGGGATCAATAGGATCATTTTCTTGTAGAGCTGCATCTAAAATAAAAGGTGCTAGTTTCTCTCCATATTTATTCAAATCTTTAGCTAGTGGTTTTCTAGCTGTCCATATTCTAGTATCATATCCTCGACTAGATAAGTCGTTATACATACTCATCTCGGATTGAGGAGTACCTAAAAACAGTATCTTACCACCGGGAGATAATACAGCTTCAAATTCTTTTACATTATCGGATAGTTTGTCCCTCATACTTTGGGTTAAACTATTGTTTAAACTTTCACAGTCATCACTAATAATGTAATTAGCTCTTGACCCTGTAAGCTGCCCTGTGATTCCTACTGATTTTACACTAGGTGCATGAGACGCTTTTGCTAAAGCGACATCAAAGGATACATTAGAACCCCTTTGGTTATCTTTGGGTGTAAGGTGTTTTAAAATATCCATTTCACTAATTAGTCTTTTAGTGAATGTACTAAAGTCGTCTGCTCTATTCTTCGAAGCTGAAACGACTAGAAACTTTAAGTCAGGATCATTAAGTAATTTCCAACAAACAAAAGCACTACATATCCAAGATTTACCGACACCCCTAAATGCTTGTATAACTGACCTTTTGGGTGCATGTTGCATATATTGGGCTATATCGTACTGAACTGGCGTAGGGTCGGGTAAGTTTAAATGTTTCCAACACAGGAACAAGAAGTTCCTAAAATCTCCTGAAATTGCCCTCATAATAGCCCATAGAGGCACCTTATTTTGGCTTCTCTACTGGATTTGATCCTTTGTTATATCCTTTAGTTCTTCCTCTGAAAATGGAAGTTTATCTGCTAATTTAGCCAACGGACTGTCCTGTACTGGGACAGCTTCAATATTGTTATCTTTAAGAAATTGTCTAGCTACGTTAAGGTCTGAAGATTTAACTTCAGGATCATTAACTCTCCTTAATAGTTCGTTAGCTAACTTATCGTGTAGCTTTGCTAGTTTATCTTGTTTATCTTTATTATCGTTCATGTTATTTTAATACAATCTTTTTAATTGATTTAGTTCCATCAATATTTAATTCTATTTCAGCTTGGGTCTTGATACATTTATAAGTTATTGTTTCGCTATACTGTCTCTCCGCTTCACGTTTCCCGCGAAGGCACATTCCCATTGAATCTTGTATTCTATGTTCCTTAATTTCAAAATTTACAAACATTAATAATGCTATAACTGTTTCCATTTAGTGCGTTCCATTTCCATTTTTATAGTGCATTTCCCTAGATGCGTCTTTTAATTTTTCAATATCAGTTAAAACTTTATCCATTTGTTTTGTTAAAAATTCTATATTTACTTTGTTTAAAGCCATAGATTCAATATGTTTATTTAACTTATCGGTAGTCTTATACAAATCCTCAATCATCATAAATTGTTCGGAATCTGCTGGAAGCGAACCTAATTGACCACGAGGCCACTTAATTCTAAATTCTGTATTTTCAGTTAAATCTTTAGACATTAGTTCTACGGTAGTTTGAATTTTGTTTTGCGTTTCAATAATACCAAAGTAAGCCCATGTTCCAATCGCAACCATCGCAATCAATGATAAAACTGTTTTCATTGGCATTTGAACTGATGCTTCTTCTGAAATTTTTAAAGGTTTATCCGTCATTACACTTACTCTTTCCCCATTTCCAAGTTTGAGTTATAGATTTCTTTTCCTGTAATTTATCATTCTTACTATCTGTTTCTGTTACTCCTACTTCAACTGTTGTTTTATCAGGACATACATTAGTAGTACAACTACCAATTAGCATCATTATAGTTAATAAACTACATACGAAAACAATTGATAATCCATACTTCATCATTAATTATTTTTCTTTTTTTTCTTTTTTTTCGGTTTCTTTTTAGAAAACTTCTCCACAATTTTTTCAATTTGATTTACCTTTTCTTTCACGAGAACCATCTCTTTAGAAATTGAATATGTTTCTTTTAAATTCCAACCTCCAAGAGCTAGTAGAATTGCTATAAGTGCAGTTATTAATTTTTCATTCATGTTATTTTTTCTTAATTTTATTCATAGTAGTTACCCCAAATGAAGCTCCTACGATTGTTAAAATAATGTACCAAAACATTGGGTCAGCGTATTCTAAAATTTCCCAACCTCTTTGCATAGCGTCTTGCGTAAAAGGTATGAAATGACACGCCATTAAAATTGTAAAAAACATAACTAACCATTCATCTTTTAGTGAGTTATCTTGTTGTCTTACTTGCTCTAATTGAACGCCAATTTTTGCGACATCTACTTTAGTAGCCGCCTCTATTTCTTTAGCTTTTATAATTTTATCTTTTTCTAGCTTATGCGTAATCGCACCGACAGTTTTTTCTGCGATGATTTTTACAAATGGATTTTTTAATAAACCTAATAAATGTATCATTATGCTACTCTATATTTTCCTCTATTTTTCTTTTTAGATGTTACTCTTAAATTTGACCGACTGTTGTTTTGAGGATTTCCATCTTTATGGTCAACGTCTTTACCATCACCTTTACTAACAGAACCCTCTGCCATTAAACGTCTTCTAGCTGCGTTTCTTTTGGCACGGTTTTTCTTCTGTTGAGATGTACCTTGATATTCTCTGTATTCTTTTTTATAATTTCTAGTAGCCATTATGTTATTGTTTTCTCTTTTTTAATTTCTTCAGTACAAGTAAATCTAATGTATATCCCATGTTTATTAATTTCTTCTCGACCTATTTTTTCAGCTTTTTTTAAAGATTCAGAATATCCAGCATTCATACACTCGTACATGTCAATAAAATTTTCATGCCACACCAAAGGGGGTAGACATGATTGACTTGTATAAGAACACATGATTAAAGTTAATATGATCTTCATACTTTTTTATGCTGTCTCCTTTTGTGTTTATTCATCGAACTCCATTTAATGCTTGATGGGTTTCGTGAAATACTGGTTTTTTTGAATTTTGATCTAGTTTCGTGGGCTTCTTTATTTAAGAAATTAGATTTCTTTTTTTTAGCCATTTTTTAATACGATTTAAAAATCTACATAGCCAACACATCATGTTTTCCCTCCTTAATAATTCTTTACATAACAAACACATCATGTTTTTCCTCCTTAATAAAAGTTTATTACTCCTCTAATACATAGAAGTACAAAACATACTTCCATTAATGCTCTTGGATAATCTCGGTCTTTAAAACCAAAATATGCCCAAGCGAATGTTGATAATCCTGAAATACCCCAACCTAACGAAAATAAATTAATATTAGTGTTGGTTAATAACCATGTGCCTAACATAGTGGTCGCAAAGGCAATCCATCTTATCATAGGCACACTCCATAGAGTTATCAGTAATTATAATACGATTGTATCTGCTTCAGCTTCAGTTAATGCTTCTCCTGCCATTAACTTTGCTTTAGCACTAGCTTTTAAATCTATTTTAGATTGTTTAGCTGTTTCATCAGCAGTATCTAATTCAGCTATTTTTGTTTCAATATCTGCTTTAGCAATCGGTGTTGTTTCATTAAGCCAAACAATATTGTCAAGATTATCTTCTTCACAAGTAAATTCTGCATTTGAATTTATTTCTTTAATTGCTTTTCCTAAATTTTTTATCATCATTTTATTTTTCTCCTATTAAATTATTAACTATAAATTCCATTAGCAATTTCCCAAACTTCAATAGTAGAAACAGCACCACTAGCTACACTATTATCGTTAATTTGAGTTTGATTGATGTGTAAAGTACCATTTGTACTATGACGACAAATTAATGTAAATGTTCTTGCGTTAGCATTGTTAGATGCTGGAGTATACATTCCACCAACTGTCATTTGTGGTATCCAATAATTATCTGGGTACGAATCTGCACCAAAAGAACCAGCACCAAAGTGTGAAGTACCACCCATGTGTGTATGACTTCTACTTGCGTCTGTAAATATTGCTGTTGTTGCACCTACTTGACTATCTGAAATATTAAATTTAAAAGGTGTATCGTGATTGCTTGGCGAAGCATAACCAACAGCATTAATCCAAAAGCTACTATTATTAGCAGTTGGTGTTATTGCAACAGAAACTCCAAAACTAGCATAAGCACTAGAACTATCAAAAGTACCTGTAGTTGTTCTTGTTCCTCTTTTAATTTGAAGAACACCACCACCACTTGCATCTACCCATTCAGGTGCAGTTGCACCACTATTCATAGCAAGTTGTTGAGATGCTGTACCTTTTGCAAGTCTTTGAAGTCCACTTCCATCTCTGAAAAGTATATCGCCTTGTGTTGTTATTGTAGTACCTACATCTGTACCATCTGTACCTTTAGCCGCTAATTTTGTCCAATAGGAAGCATCAGACGTGGCTTTATTAGTACCTGCCTGTATACAAATGAAGCACTCGTTTCCGTGTGTAACTATATCGTCAATTACAAAAGCACCTGAAGTCCAAGCTCCTTTGAATACTGGCTTTATTCTTCCTAAATTTAATGTTGCCATTATTGTTTTTCCTTTTTATTTATTGTTATTGATTAGACTGTAGTTGTTAGGTCGCCATTACTAGCTACCGAAAACGAAAGTCCTCTTTTTGCGACAAAACTCTCATCATATAAATCTGATTGAGTTCCATCATTATTTGATACAGACAAATTATCTGCACCATTTGTATAGTGAAGTACCAAGTCCTCTTTTTGAGAACCTGTGCCATTCGTTTTTACAAATCCGTAAATATCTGAAGACCCT